CCCTTGCGGACGTCCTAGGTGTACCGCGGCGCTTCCTCGACTGTCTCCTGTCCGTCGGCTGGCTGTCACAGAACAACGATGTCTTAAGCATTCCCCACTGGGACAAGTGGTTGTCGCCGTCGGCGAAAGCGCGGCACGCGGCGGCGTATTACCAGCGGTTTCGCCGCGCGCAACAAGCGGCGTCGAACAAATGTTGTACGTTTGTTAGACGCCTATATAACGACGACGACGACGACGAAAAAGGGGAAAAAGGGGGTCCGGGGGAAAAGGGGGACGCCCTACGTTTGTCGAACGTTTGTCCGGACAAATGTCAGACATCGGAGGTTTGGAGTTGGTTCCGGAGGTACGCCGCGGCGTGGGGCGCCCGGGGCCCGACGTCGAAGCGGGATCGTGCTCTCTTGTGGCGGGTGTGCTCCCTGGCGGCGGCGGGTGAAACCTGGGCCAAGGCCGCCGTGGAGGCGCTCGTCGCCGCCAGTGCGGCCAGGCCGGGGGCGTATTTGCAGAAACTGGTCCTCGAACTGGGGCCGAAGTCGCCACATGTTTCGGTGGCCTTGGCCGCGATTCCCCTTCCTGAGGAGATCACCCGTCAAATCGCGGTGCAGGCGGCCCCGAAGCCGGTAGAAGGCGATGGACGCCCGCTATCGCCGGAGGAGGGGCGGGAACTGGTAAAGGAACTGATGGCCGCTGTTGGCAAGGGCAGTGCGTGACTGCGCATTCACGGCATTCACGACATTGTTGGACGCGATACTGAAACCTGGGACGAGAGACAACCATGCCGATGGATCGCTTGCCTGCTCCCGTATTGTGGTTTGGCGGCAAAGGGAGGATGATCGCGAAACTGATGCGACATGTGCCTCTGGGCGGAAGACCATACTGCGAGCCGTATATGGGAGCCGCCAGCGTTTTTTTCGCGCGCCCGCCGGCGCCCGTCGAAGTGCTCAATGACCTCGACGGGGACCTGGTGAATTTGTTTCGGTGTTTGCAAAACCCGGAAACGTTTGCCGAGCTCAGACATCGCCTTCTGTACACCCTTTACGCGCGCTCTGAATATTGCCGTGCGGTAGAGATTCTCAATGACCCCTCCGTTAGTCATCCAGTCATGCGAGCCTGGGCCTTTTTTGTGGGCCATAACCTTGGGATGAGTGGCACAGTGCAGAGGGCTGGCAGTTGGGGGCGTGCGTTTACGCCCACATCCGGAATCGCCAAGACGACCAATCGCTGGATGATGCGGCTAAACATGCTGGACGACTGGCACAGGCGACTACTGGCAGTCCAAATTGACAATCGGGACGCCCTCGAGGTCATCCGGTACTGGGATACGCCCGATGCCGTGTTTTACGTCGACCCGCCGTATCACCCCAGCACGCGGATCGATAAAAACATTTATGCTGCGGAAACAAACCATGATCACTATGTCGAACTCGTGCGAACACTGCTTGCGTGTCATGGAGCTGTCGTCGTGTCGTGCTACGACCACCCGGTGTTCACCCCACTAGCCGATGCCGGCTGGCGCAAGACGACATACACGACAGTCTGTCATGCAGCGGCACGCGTTCGAAACTCGGGCCTACAGGGGGACGGCGCAGCGTACCGCAAGGTGCCGCGCACCGAGGTTCTCTGGGCCAATCCCAAGGCGGTTCAAGCGGTGGAAAATCCTAAGTTGCTCTGAGCATAGGAAGGCGAAGCCATGGTGTCGAAGTTGCTGTACCTTGATATGGATGGCGTTCTGGTGAATTTTGTGGGGGGTGTCTGTCGCGAATTGGGAACGACAGAGGAGGAATTGATTGCGCGCCATTCCAAACCGGTTCCTTGGGATCTGCCAAAGCTGTTCGGTCGCTCGTTTAGTGACATCGAGCCGAAACTCGATGAGGGGTTTTGGTACAGGCTGGAAAAATATCCCTGGGCCGATGAGTTAGTCGAATTTCTCACTCATTATTTCCCCGACGGTGTGGTTCTCTGCACATCGGCGGGAAGGCCGGGGACAAGCTTTTTTCATCGGGCTGCGATAGGCAAGTCCCTGTGGGTTCACAAACATTTCCCGCAACTGGCCGATTCGATGGTAATTTGCCATCACAAATGGCATCTGGCGGGAGTTGGTAAACTCCTGCTTGATGATTCTGTAAAAAACGTCCTCGAATTCGCCAGTCACGGTGGGACGGGTATCGTATTTCCTCAATGGTGGAATTGGCGTTGGTTGCTGGTGGAATACGGCCTCTTTCTCGATCGCGTCAAAGATACCATTAAAGCATTGGCGGAAGAAGATGTGGCCGACAATATTTATTCCGTATGGCAATGAGCGGACTGGTCGGCGCGTTCAGCAGCCGACTGCTCAACTGTTCACAACGGTTCACGACTGTTCACAAGCGTTCACGGCCAACTGTTCAATCGTTCACAACTGTTTAGCCGCGTTTTCTTGTCGCCGCAAGTGCATATCTGTTTGTGCGATACGCCGAAGTGTTCACACCGTTCACGTGTTTGTTGTGAACGTTTACACTTTTATATAGAGGGGCCGCGCCGTGTGGTCCCGAGATTTTGCAGTCTAGGGAGGACGTGGCAGGGAACTCTATGACCAACAGCAGACAGAAGGGGAAACGTGGCGAACTAGAAGCGGCTAAGGTGCTCAAAAAACTGGGCATTGACGCCAGGCGCTCGGCCCAATATTGTGGCCATCATGGTACGGGCGATTTGGCTGTCGATTGTCCCATTCACTTTGAGGTTAAGCGTCAGGAACGGCTGAACGTTTACGAGGCCATCAATCAAGCGGTCAGAGATAGTAGCGGCAAGGTTCCCGTTGTCCTGTGGCGTCGCAATCGCTGCGACTGGCTTCTGATTCTGCGTGTGGATGATGTCTTGGCCTTTGTTGAGGCTATGATGGAGAGAGAAAGGGAGACACCATGAACCGGTACTACCCAAATCCGCCACCGTTAATGCAACAACGTCCGTCGCCTGGGGTCAGGCCTGTCATGGTTTTGCATGTCATGGCATGTCTGGCTGGAATGGGCTTCTGTGCCATAAGCGGGTTGTATTCCCTGGGCGTTTGGGCTGATATGATGAGCGCGGACAACAGCCCATTAACACTGTCGATGGCCGGTCCATACACCACGGCGACGGTGATTGCTGGGGTGGGTTTTTTTCTACTGATGGAGCGCTTATTGGCCGCGTTTGATGAGCGATGACAAGATCCTGCGCGATATCGAGGCCGCAGAACTCATTTTGAAACATCCGCGGATTCTCGAGCTGTACAATGTCCCGCAATGCGGTGCAACGCCGGCCCAACTGCGGGCGGCAGTGCAACTTGCCGAATCGTCGGGGCGTATTGGCGTGCTGATCTGCGAGGACTGCCAACCCGACGATAAATATCTTGTCGTTCGGGTGGTGGACGTGCCGCTGCTTGTCTCGCTGATTTATCAAAAACTCTGTTAATAGTGGCGGCATTCCGCCGGGACGCCCCGTTACATTACGGGCATGGTCAGTGACGCACGACGAGTCCTGGCGCGTTTTCTGGCGAAACGTGGTGTTTCGCAACGTGCGATTGCGCGCGTGTTGCGGATTGATCGCGGAACCGTTGCGCGAATGCTGTCAAACCGGGAACCGTTGACAACCCGGCTTTTGGTTGTGCGCCGTTGCCCGCGTTGCGGTGGATTGGGAACGTGGCCGTGTCAGGCCTGTCAGGCAAGAAGGAAGCGGATATGTGGGTGATCCAACTGATTCGGACATTGCGGCTATTGGTCAAAGTCCCGGCGATTGAAAACGAGAGCGAACTGCGGCATTTTCTGGCGCGGGTGTTGGACGCGGTGGCGCCGTTGGCGGCCTATACGCCGTCCAAACTCGACGACCTTGGGGTCGCGGCTTTACGAACGATCGTCCTGACCGACGCGGTGTGGGAGGTGTTTTATCGACTGATCAAATTCGCAGCGGGGAGCGACGACCTGCCGGCGCTGGTTGCCGCGACCGGACTAACGGAATCACAACTCTTGATGTTGAGGGACGCGATCTATGACCAGACTCATGGGGTCGATCCTGGCGATTCTGCTGGTGGTTTCGGGACCACGCGCGTGGCCTAGTCCGCCTCCGGTCACACTGCACATCGAGAAGACCGATGGCGGGCTACGGATGACGTCGCCGGAGGCGGCGGATATGGGGGTTGTCCCCCTCGGGCCGAATCGCTTTGCCATCATTCTGGCCATTGGCAATCCGCCGCGGATACAGATCGTGTATTTCGGCGAACTGGCAGACCCTGGACCGACGCCGGGACCTACAATTGCGGAAGCCACTCGGTTGGCACGCGAATGGCTTCTTGTGGTTCCGGAACAAGCGCGCGCCCGGGCGCCGTTGTTGGCGGCGGCCTTTGAATCTGTGGCAAGGCGGATTGAGCAAGGGGAACTGAAAGACGTGCAGGCGATTATCGCCGCCAGCACGGCGGCGAACCGTGAGGCCCTGGGCGATTTGCGGAACGAGTGGCTACCGTGGTTCGAGAAGCTTCGGCAATACATGAATGGCCTGGCTGATGCAGGCAGATTGGCGATCGCTGCCGATCATGCGCGGCTGTTTCGCGAGGTAGCCGAGGGGTTGAAGCCATGAGCACTGTTCCCCCTCAATCGATTCTGTCGCTTGGCGGGTGGCGCCACGACGCAGAGCTCGTGTCGCGGATTTGCGCGGCGAACGGACCGGTCGATCTGTACGCCGCCGCCCCGCATTTGAAAGACGGTGGCAAAGGGGCCCGCCTGATTCTCTTGAATGCTTTGGCGGAGGTGGAAAAGGGCTGGACACCGTACCGCCCGCAGACGCGTGGCACGTGCGTGGGCCGTGGCGGTGGGCGAGCATGCGACATCCTGGAAGCGCTGCAGGCGAAGGCGGGCGCGGAGTGGGTGGCCCGCATTTCGAGTGAAATCATCTACGGATTTGCCCGGGTGGAAATTGGCGGGCGGCGGGTTCGGGGCGATGGGGCGGTTGTTGCCAATGCTGTGGAGGCGGTTCGGCGGTTGGGGGTCCTCCCCCGGGGGGCTTACATTGTGAAAGGGCGGAAATATATCATTCCGCCGGAGGACGACGACGCCCTGGCGGTGAAATGGGGTTGGGAGGGGGTCCCGGATGATCTCGAGCCCCTCTGTGAGAAACACCTGGTGCGTGCCTGGGCCCCGGTCGCCAGTTATGAGCAGGCGCGGGACGCGATCGCCGCGGGCTATGTTGTCTGGTTCGGGACATCGCAGGCCTTCTGGCGCGGGCTGCCGGCGCGGCGTGATAGCCGGGGATTCCTGCGGGCGGAGGGGCGGACAGCGCATAGTTGGTTGGCGGTGGGCGTCGATGACGCCGACCGTGACCCCCATTTGATCCTCGATAATCGCTCGTGGGGGGATGGCTGGGTTGTCGGCCCTGAGGGCGAGTATCCAATCCCCCCGGGCTGCTATCGGTGCCGCGCGGAGGATTTCAATCGCGTGGTGAGGGCGGGTGAGGCCTACGCCGTGGGCGATTTGGATGGTTTTCCGCGGAAAAAGGTGGAGTACCTTCTCATATGATGGCAGTCTTACTGGCAATCATGATTGATTATCGATTGGTGTCGCCGGATTATCGCCTGTATGCCCCGTCGGCGCCGCCGGCGGTTGTTGGCGGTAAGGACCAGTCGCAAGGCCCTCAATGCGCCGGCGGGCAGTGCGCCGTACCTCGAACGTTGCCGCCAGTGCGCTGGCGATTGTTTCGCGGGAGGGCGCGATAATGGCTGATTTGACGGTGTGGAGCGGGGTCACTCAGGCGGGATTTGCGGCATTCGCGTTGGCCCTGTTAGGCTTCAGCGCGTGGTTAGTGCGGATGATTATCAAATTGGCCCAGCAAACGCAGGCGGTGGTGCAGGCGAATACCGAGGTCATAACGAAGCAGATTGATCACTTAGAGGCGATGAGCAGACACACCGACGATTTGCGGCGTGATGTCGAGCGCCTCAGGTACCTTCTCGAAGCGCGTCCCTGTCTCTTGGGCGATGATGATGAGCAGGAGCAATGACGGCCAAGAAAACGGCGAAGAAGACGGCGCGGTCTTGTGCTAGAAGACGTAGCGCAGAGCGCGCAGTGACCCGGACCGATTTGCTGCAAGCGAAATTTCTGGCGGAAATCACCCACCACGCGAATATCGCGACCGCCGCGGAGGAGGCGGGAATCGCGCGGTCCACGCATTATCTGTGGCTGAAAGACCCCGAGTATCGGAGACGCTTCCTGGAATCGCGGGAAACGGCCTACGACAAACTCGAACGGGAGGCGTGGCAACGCGCCGTTGCTGGTTCTGACCGGCTGCTGATGTTTCTCCTGACGGCGTATCGCCCGAAATTCCGGCCAGACGCGCCGCCGCCGGTGGCGGCTGGAGACGACCTGTCTGAGATTCCCGATGACCGTCTCGAACTCGAGGCCCAAGAGGAAGTCAAGAAGCTCGGGTTGAATAGTCTGAATGACCTGTGGGAGGGGCGGTCGTGACATGGGCATACGCCCTCATCAGGTGTCGGCGGTTCTGCGGGAGGCGTGGCGGCGGCGAGCGCGGCGCGAACTTTTGCCCTTCACGACCTGGACAATGCCCGACTATCGGGCGTTCTGGCATCATCGGCTGGTGGCCGACGCGTTGGACCGGTGGCGGCGGGGTGAGTGGCCGCGCTTGATTGTGTGCATGCCGCCACGTCACGGCAAAACGGAGCTCGTATCGCGGCGACTGCCGGCGCTGATTCTCGGCGATAATCCTGATGCAAGGGTCATCATGGCCGCGCACACGGCGGCGTTGGCGGAGGCCAATTCGCGGGATGTGCAGCGCGTCATCGAGTCGGCGGAGTATCAGGAGCTCTTTCGATTGCGATTGCCTGGCCGTGGTCTGCGTGCAGGGCGTTACAAGCGCACGGATGCGCACTTTGAGATCGCTGGGCGAAAAGGGTATCTGCGCGCGGTCGGTGTTGGTGGCGCGATTACCGGGTTCGGGTTTGACTTTGGCATTATCGATGACCCGGTCAAATCGGCTGAAGAAGCCGAAAGCGAGGTGTTTCGCGAGCGCGTCTGGGAATGGTTCGTACGGGATTTCTGGACGCGGCGGGCGAAGGGTGCGCGGGTGCTGGTGACGATGACGCGCTGGCACATCGATGATCTTGTCGGGCGGATTCTGACCTACCAGGGCACGGGACTGGGCGAGTGGAGGTGTATCACGTTGCCGGCGCTGGCGTCGGATTCGCCCAGTGAGTACGACTGCCGGAAGGCTGGGGAGGCGCTGTGGCCGGAATTTCTGCCCAGCAGCGAGCTCGAGCAAATGCGGGCGGTCGACCCCCGGGGGTTTGCAGCCCTCTACCAGCAAGACCCGCTGGAGGCCGGGGGGACCGAGTGGCCTGCGGAGTATTTCGGGGATTGGCTGTGGGTTCCGCGCAACGAATGGCCGGCGCGTGAGGAACTCGGGCCGCTGGTCATGGCAATTGACCCATCGCGGGGCCGCGAGGACGCGGCGAGTGATTTTGCGGCGATTGTCTGGGCGGGACAGCACAAGAAAAGCAAACTGGTTTACGTGGACGGCGATTTGGCGGTTCGACCCCCCACAGAAACGTTGGACCGGGCCCTGGATTTGTTTGAGCAGTTGCGGCCAGATTTTGTGGGGGTGGAAGTGAACCAGTTTCAGATCCTTTTTGCTCAGGAACTCGAACGGCGGGCGAATGCCGGCTTCGACATTCGGCTGCCAATGGTCTACATATCGAACTACATCCCGAAGATCCTGCGGATTCGGCGACTGGGGCCGTGGTTGGCGGCCAAGGATTTGCGGTTCGCCGATTCTCCGGGCGCCCGCTTGATTGTCGAGCAACTGAAACATTTTCCGGAGGGGCCACATGATGACGGGCCCGATGCCCTGGAAATGGCCCTCCGGATTATGACCGAACACGCCCCGCGTAAGGTCGAGTCCCTGAGCTATCGCCCGGGCAACCGGGCCAGCATCCCGTTCGACTGGGGGCGGTGACGTGGTTGCCGGGGCAGTGTGTTTGCGGGAGCTTCTGCACTTCGTGTTCGATCTGAGGTTCCCCAGTTTCGCAGAAATGGGCGCTTCTGAGCGCGCCCCGGACAAATTAGGTAAACTGCCGACGGTGGCATTTGCGTGAATGGGGCGGTTACAGTGAAATGGCATGGGTGGTATGGGTGATTACTCGCCGTTGTTTCATCAGTCGCATCGCCGCGCGCGAGACGCGGCTAAGGCCCTCTTTGCGCGGACCCCTCTTGGGGAGATGATCGAATCCGTGCGCCGGACTAGAATGCCCTCGCGCCGGGAGTTAAACCGGATTTGGGGTTCGTTGGCCCTTTGGGGCCCGACGCCGGAGGCCCTGAAGGGCATGATGGGCATCCGACTTGGCAGTGTGGGTTATGTCATCGAGCGATACGCCAGGCGCAACGATGACCTCGGCGATTTGGTTCGGGAGTGGCTGAGCTCCCTTGGTGGCTCCGGGCAACTGCTGTTGTCGCTTTTTGGGGGGATTAATCGGGAACAGGGACTGAATCGGGAGGCGTGGCTGCTGCAGGGGGCGATCAATTTCTTGCAGGCCTACGGCTACGAGGTGTTGCCGTCCCCGCGAAGTGTGCGGGGAAGGACGCCGGCATATGAGCGTGCACGCGCGGCGGCGTTTGAATGGCTGCGCCAGACTGGGGAACTCGACGCGCTCGTGTTTGGTCCCCCTGAGGTGAAGCCCGAAGAGGTGTTTCGGGGCCAACGCCAGGCCCCGCAATTGGCGGGCGGGCGGGGAGGCGTCTTTGGCCCGCCGCGGGGTTTCGAGCACCTCCCTCCTGATCACCCTCTTTTCACGGGGGAATTTGTGGAGGTCCAGTCGTCGAATGTGCACAGTGTGGCGTATGACTACCGGGACAGCACGCTGTTCGTGCGATTTCACGCGAAGAAGTGGGACAAAGAGGTGCAGGACTATGTGCCGGCCGGGCCCGGGCCCATTTATGCGTATTCGTATGTTCCGCCTCAAATGTTTCTGGACCTGGCCAAGGCCAATTCGCCGGGGCGGTGGGTGTGGGATCATTTGCGGATTCGGGGGACCGTCTCGGGCCATCGGTTCGATTATCGGCTGGTGGCGATTGCCGGGGGGTACGTCCCGCGGAAGGCAACGTTTGCGCCGGTCAAGGCGGGCGATTACATGGGCGAATACGGGGAAGTGTTTATCCCCCGGGCGGTGCAATTGCCGAGTGGGAGGTGGCTGACGAGCGTTAAGCCGTACGAGGTTGTGCGGACATTTAGACCGCTCCAACCGATTAGCCCGAAGATGCAAACGCTGTTTGGAATTGGGTGAACTATGCCAGACGAAATGG